GTCAAATATGGGATGTGGGGAGACTCACTGCCATTGGTGAGAGCTGAAGGCGGCCATGAACCGGCGCTCCCTCCGAAAAGAATGCCGCTTTTCTTTGCCGAGCTTATGAAACTTGTCCCGGTTAGCCAGACAGCTCGGTGCTTGGCCTTTGCGATTCTTACTGCCGCCCGGAACTCAACAGCTCGGGAGGCGACCTGGGGAGAGATTAAAGAGACAGAAGGGCAGTGGTTCCATGTCATTCCCAGAGAGAGAATGAAGGTCAAAGGCGAGAAAATACCTTTTGATCGTAAGACGCCGCTCAGTCCTCAGGCAATGGAATTATTAAAAACAGCTCCTCGTATCGGAATGAGTGAGGACGCTTTTATTTTCCCGAATATCAACAAGGGAAAGAACTCTCCGTTTACAAGAGATTCGGTCAGCGCCTTGATTAAGCGTATGCACGACAAGCAGAAAAAAATAGATGGGATTGGCTGGATTGATCCGGACCAAATGCATTTGAAAACCGGTAAGCCGAGGATTGTCACTTTGCACGGCTGCGCTCGGGCAACTTTTAATACCTGGGCTAAAGATGCGTCCGGATATGGCCATCCGGCATTTGCAAAGGACTTGAGAGAAAGCTGTCTCGACCATCGCAATGAATCGTATCAATGCGCCTATGACCGAGAGCAGGCTTTAGGGGATATGAGAGAAGTTTTTGATGCCTGGGGAGCGTTCTGCTTCAGCCAGATCAAATAAAAAATAATGGGGCGGAATTCCGCCCCGAGTGGTTTCATTTATACCGTCGCCTCCTTTTCGCTTCCTAGCGTTTTCGACCAAGCGACAACGTCCACACGCCGCCACCTAGAGCATCTTGTAGTGAGCCTAATCGGTTCCGGGAATCTTCCTACTTTAACCAGCGCCCACACTGTAGAGACTCCGATATTCAATAATTCCGCGACCTGTTTCACGTCAAGGAGGAGCACGCCGAGATCGCTGCTATCCGATTTACGTTTTCTCATTTTTTCATTCCTCCTTCAATTCTTCCAATTTCTCGATGCAGTTTGTCCATACAAATTTTGTCGAACTCAGCTTTATCCTCAGGTGTGATCAACATCTGGAACTGCTCGAGCATGATGTGGACATCGGCGCATTCCTCAATGACATGGTGCCAATGCTCCAGGGACGGTTTATCAAAGTAGGCGTCAAACGCTTCCTGTAATTCATCGACTTCTTCCGGCAATTTTTCGTATACCTGATGGTCATAGCCGTAGTGATCCATAATCATGAGCAGGTATGAGTAAAACTCAACAGCTTTGTTCAGTGTCATTCTCAGCCTCCTGCTCGTCGAGCTTCATGAACTGGTTGAAGATGTTTTGTTTCAGAGCTTTTGCCGGAGCAACGTCTGAGTTATCACGCACGTTCAGTGCGTGAGCCTTGCTCAAAAATAAATTGAGGAGGCGCATAACAAGCATGGCCTCCTCGCGGGTGAGTTCGATTTTGTCCATGTTTATTCATCCATTAAAAAAGCCCCTCGCAATGGAGGGGCTGGGGTTGATTAAGAGTTACGTGAAATTAGTCAGAGATACGCTCAGGGCAAAAAGAAAGCCACCGTGCGGGTGGCAGACGGATGATGTCTCTCTTCCGTCAGAGACCATATGTGCAAAATTTGCACATACTACATCTTGTATGAGCTCTCCTGAAGCTGACTTGGCAAAAAGGACAAAAATAAAGCCCGCTTGTGCAGGCTTGGAGGAAAGTCAGAATAGACTTCGGCGTCTTCATCATTGCATTCTTCAATTCGATCAAAAAGACTTCCAGCACGGATCAGCTTGAATCCCCAAACCCCTAAATCTGGGGTTTTGGAATAAGAGCACTCAAGCACTGTGCCATCTGATAAGAGTATCCCTTTGTCCTGAGCTTCATAGGCTCCGATTTCGTCGTAAATGTCACCTTCAAATTCAATCAAATCATCGGAGGTGCCGTAGATTTTTGTTGTCATGTTTTCTCCAAAAGAAAACCGCCCGGAGGCGGTCAAGAATGATTTCAGTGATTATTCATCAAATTCAAAGGGCAGCTGTCCTCCGAAAGCTAGAGAGAACCTTCGTTCGTATTCTTCTACTGACTGACTAGTTTTGGCGATACCGACAACCTGCCAAATATGTGCACGCAAAGCTGTTAAGCCAATTTCGTTGAGGAATTGGTGGAGTTTGTCGTATTTTTTGCCTTTTGATTCTTTTTTCGCTTCCTTGAGCAACGCAAGGAGCTTGCCATTGCTCTTGGCCAAAGGAAGGTAAATGAACTTCAACGTTAGATGGTAATGTTCCCAGTTACGACCTCGGACTGGGACTGGTATGTCATAGAGCCTCTGCCATTCTGCGTATAAGTCGTCCGGGAACTCTTTCGACCATTTTCTTGCCTCTTCAAGGATGTACTCTCTAAAGGCTGCAATTACCGCTTCTTTTGTGGAATTGTACCCGGCCAGCTTGTAAACAAGTTCTCTAATACCCAACTTGGCAGAGGCTTGAAGAATTATCGAAGCATTTTTTACTAAAAAGGCTTGGTTTGACTTAAGTTGATTATCGTCATTAGCCCTGATTATGGCTTGACAAATGTCAATCAAAATCGTTACGTCATATCCATACGCCTTCCGCCCGGAACCAGTTTGATCTAGTTTAAAAACAATAGGTTGGTCTGTTTTTTTAGAAAGTTCGGAACCAATATACGGGAGCATGGACTGAGAGCTTAAGAACTTTTTGATTGCCGTTCCACCTCCTGTCGCAAATCCCAATGCTTCCGCGATTCCTCTTTGACTCATAACGGCCGTATGGTTAGAGTCGTTAAGAACATAGCAAGGTATATCTACACCAATTACTTCCTTGAAGTTTCCTTTGTGAAGGGCCTTAAAGCCTCCGCTCTTTACTAATGCTGCATTGCGTGCAATTTCAGATCTGCGTTCGGGAGAGAGTTTCTTGGCTCTTTCAACACCGCCTTTGGACTGCTTAGTTTTATCATCCATAGCAAGCACCTAAAAATATAATTTGCTTGCTTGATTGTAACTGATTTTGTTCTTGATTGTTAAAGGTTAATCGGCTACCTTTATGTACAAGAAAACCGCCCGGAGGCGGCTGTTAGACATCAATTTTCTCCCATCTCATCAATTCGGGACCCGGAAAGGGAGCGTCAAAATCCATCGGATCACTGTTCGGTCCGCCAAAAACAAAGTCATCGTTCACATAAGTGAGGATTTCATAGAACTGCTCACCAGTTTCGGGATCGTTTAAAAGAACGATTATTTGATCCAGTTCATCAAACTGGTGATTTCGAGGATTGTCAGTGTTTTCAAGTTCAAGTTTCATTTTCTGGCCTCCGGTTGATATGGGGCGGGGAGGGCCCTAAAAGCAATCACATCAGAATGTGCGGTTTCCCATCTTCCCAACATGTCGAAATAGTTTTGCTGCACGTAATCCGCATCCTCGTCTTTAAAGGTCACGAGGTACTCTCCGCACTCCGGAGGATTAACCTCCGGGAACGGGTTCCAGGCGTCTGGGTTGTATTCATTAATTTCAGCGATTTCTCCTTTAGAAATCGTAGTAGAACTATGATCTAAATCGAAACAAATGTATGACGTTGTATTCGTCATTTGCCTGTTTACTTCATCTTCTACGAATTCCTCTCCGTAAATAACATTTAACGCTTGTTCAAGCGATTTATCTTTGAATCGATATTGGTACTTCATGCTTTTTCTCCATCGGAAAGTAAGGCTCAGGCAAGTTACAAAAAGCGACTACATCGTTTTTAAACATCCACTGACCGTACTCAAATCTGGCGAAATCAAGAAAACTAATCGTTGTGCCCGTGTCTGTTTTCATTTGCCGCGTTACTAAGTAGGCTCCGTCTCCTGGCGGCCTTTTCTCTGGGAAAGGTTTCCAAACGTCCAGCATGTTTCTAGGAACTTCTTCAAAATAACTTTTGTCTATCCGAAAGTTGTAAGCATCATCCTCAAATGAGAAAAATATGTAGGTGGAAGAATCTGCCATCTCATTTCTGCATACCTCGTTAATGCCGTCATCTGAGATGAACTGATTCATCTTGCGTTTTAACTCAGGGTCTTTAATCTTCCACATCTTTATCTCCAAAAGAAAAGCCCCGCACTGCAGGGCTTATGGTTACTTATTTATTGTCTCCGCCGGAGCGTCCTGAGAGGTTCCAACGACCTCGGCATCTTCAATATCCTTGAAGTCATCGACGGTGACGGCATTGATGTCGATTACGTCGTTCGGGTCGATCTTTTCCCCGGCTTCTCGTTTCGCGTCAACATTAGCCACCTGCAGAGCCTCAATTGAAACAGGCAAATATTTAAAGAGGCGGCGGATGACAGTTTTCAGGGCCATGGCCTCAAAATAGTTGTTCCAAATATTTTTACTCTTGGCCTTGGCTTTAACAGCTTCGACCTCGGCGCGAGACATGACCTCGAACTGGTATCCGCCACCGCGCAGATTTGCGACCGCGTAGACAAAGGTGATCGGTTTTTTAACTCGGTCAGCTTCACAACTCGGCACGTGATGAATGTCCGGATGTAGGCCAAGCTGATAATTAAAATCGTCACCTTCGTGGACCGCGAACGCAGAGAGAGACAAAACTTGTCCGGAACGACGGGCAAGGTCAATCATTCCGCGGTAACCAAGAATTAACTGGCACTGGTTACCGTAGGGAACAAGGTACGCTTGGCCGAGAGCAGAACCGGGTTCAAGGCCAAGCTGGGCGGACTGCATAACGGCGCCCAAGAAAGATGCCGGGGTTGTATTGAGGAGGGCAGGAGTTTTTCTAAGCTCTGTGGCAGCAATGCGAGCCATGCGATCAGCGCTCAGATGTTTTGGGACGGCCAAGGCGAGTTGCTTTTTAAACTGGTCGGACAAGACCTGCTGCACGATGATTGGCGCTTTTGTTTTGGGTTTGGCGACTGGAGCAGAGGGGGCGCCGACAGCGGCGGCGAGTTGGTCGGATGTGGACATAATTTAATTCCTATGAAAAAGCCCCTCGAACTGGAGGGGCTTGGGTTGATTAAGAGTTACGAGAAATAAGGCAGAGGCAAAAATAAAGCCCGCTTGTGCAGGCTTGGAGGGAATTTGGCTCGGTTGATCCGGCTCAACCGAGAAAGCCTTTTCTTGTTGCACTGTACTGTAGTGCTCGAAGCGAATATTACACAAAACCGCTCTTTTTATCAGTAGAAACCCTGCCCATTTTGTGTAGCCAGCAATCTAAAAGGTTACGCGCACACACGCATTACACGAGTTGAGGATTCCTTGAGGTAGTCGTAGTAATCATCCAGGTGGTCTTCCCGGAAGGTATCCGTGTCGAAACGTTTTGAGGTTTGCGTTTTGTAGGTGAGGACTTTCTTGCCATCGAGCGTAAGGATTTCGTTGTCCTTCATTCCTATTGCAATTTTGGTTTTGAGCGCGTCCTGCTGCTTTTTAAGTTCCTTAATTTCACCAGCAATACGTGCATACTCACCATAATCAATAGCAAGCTCACCTTGAGCCTCCACAGCTTTTCCGTTACTTTTTCCATATAGCTGAAGTACGTCATCAATGTTGATCGGGTCAGGCGGAATTTTCTTCAGAACGTTTTCGTTCCAGAAGCGGGAGCACTTTTCTTTGATCACTTGGAACACATCCGGACGAGCATCGACCCAGTACATTCGAAAGTCGGAACCTCCGATGAGTACCGCGAGATACATTCCTTTGAGCTTCAGAATGCCGCAGTACCATTGAATCTGCGTTTCGTAGTAAAGCGGGATCACGTGCTCGGTTCTGAGGTTGTTCTGTTTGATCTCGAGCTCCTGGCTCGGGCCCCAAAGGTCAGCGGTAAAAGCGTTTGCCGTCTTAGCCTCAAACGCGACATCCGTGTTAATAATGCGCTCGACGCCCGTGATGTCGGCATACTTCTCAATTTCTTCAACCTTCAGTAGCGGCCGAACTTTTCTCGCCATCTCAGGATTGATAA